CGCCTGTGCTTGCCGAATATGGTACTAAAGCCATCAAGCACCTATACAACTACTGGTCTTCCAGTCCTAATCCATCATTTAGTGGACTATGGGGCTACATAAAGAATCTATTTACTGACAGTAGTTAAAAGCCGATTGTAGTGGAGAAGGTCTTACCAGACTATATTATGACTAAACCGTTCAACGCGTAAGTCACTACATAAACTAGCACTATTCAGCCTTACATTTCGAATCGTTAAAGTGATTACACTAAGCACGCTGAAGAAAATTTCTCAGAAGGAGCCTATTAATTTAATGGAGTAAACAGAGATTACGTGGCAGCCATGATTTGCCCTGAGAAGTATAGTGCTAGACAACCAGGCCCGTGGTCTTCCAAAACGGCCATTGCTTCATCACAGGTTACATACACCTTCAACAGCAATGCGTCTGGAAACTTATTTCTTGTAGTAAGGACTTAATACCCTTTTGGATCAGGATTAACAGCATCCAATGCTTTCATCGTGAATAACGTAGACTACGTGCCAGCGACCGGTGTATTCACACCGGCATCAAGTACTTTCACGCCGGGGCCCTTGTACCCGACTGCGAATATGGCCACTTCATTCAAAATTAATAGTGCGTCTATATAACTTAAACCAATAGCATCCGTCAATCAGTCACAAGGATAGGTGCAGTTAGTATTTTACAATCAAAATATATCTTAAACTGCATTAGGGACATCCCCAGCTCCGTCTCAAGCTGAATTGTCCGCACAGTAGTATTACCAAGCAGGTAACATGCTAAGCAGTACTTATCGCATGATACATATACCCGATAGCTCTTTCGAAACCGAGATGCAAATAGTCACTACTTAATCTAATACATATAGTGAGGGTTTTATTGTATTACTAACTGGATGTGTAGCTTCGTCTGCTGTTCTCCAACTAACTTACACATACTCCTATGAATATTAACCATCAGTAGCCGGATTACCAATAATATCGGTGCAATATCCAAATCCAGGCTAAGCTACACAACAACTAATAGGTTCTTTGTTAACCAGATATCCTATGCTCCAAGCAATACCACTATCAGAAGCTGCTAAACTCGCCGCAATGATAATGTCAACAAACCCCACATACGAATGTGTGATGAATTCGTTTACTAAAGTTGACTAAGACTTCTCGATAACAGGCGGGATACAAGCCATTCCAGGCTAAGGTGGTAATGGAGGCATGGCTTAACTCGGGTCATCCACAGCCAGATTAGTGACCGAGTGATAGGTGATGTGAGACAAGGTCCGGGGGGTGTTTTAATACTCGGACCTATTCACCTGCATAGCATCATAT